ATTTCCATAAAATTTTCATAAGCGTATGATGGAATGTCACCCAACATCATGTACTTATCGTGATATTCGATAAGCTGAACCCTAAGTAAAAGCATTGTACCTTTACTGTTTGCGTCTCTATCTTTTTTCTGATTTTTCAGCAACCAAACCACATATCCCATAAGGGCAGTGACAATGATCGGTAACATAATCGTGTATGTTGAATAAATAAACTGTTCCAATGCCAATGGTCTGTTGTCCTTTCTGTACGCAAAAACAACCGCTTCTGACGTTATATAATCGCCATATGGCGGTTGTTTCTGTGTATGTGATAATTTCCTTGTCTGTTGATTATTCTGTTAATTCAGGACAATCAAGATCAGCCAAAACTTCCTTTACTTTATTCCATCCACCAAACAGTGATGCAATGACACTTCATAAAACACCAATGCCTGTACAAATTCATTCTTTAATATTCATCTTGTTTATCTTCCTTTCTTTTTAGTCCAAAACAGTTCCCCAATTGGTGACTAGAACAGTCCCAATCCAGTATTTTCAACACAGTTCACTTTTCTAACAGATGCAACAGACACATCACTACTCACATTAGTTGTCATTTTGCCATAAGTAACATTGTTGTAAACATCGTTTGTTTTATATGGACAAGTGATTGTGCCAATTGTACTGTTAATGATTTTCAATGCTTCATTTGCACTTCCACCTGCTGTCAATCTATTTATGCAACAATTGATATATGCTGTGTCATATCCACCAGGATTTGGAACAAGACCATTGCACAATAAGTTATGAACTACATTGTGTCGCATTGCCAACCAACCATCTTCAAAGTCGATTGACCATCCATAAGTACCTGTACTATTTGAAAATTGCGCCCCCTGTTCTGCATAACAATCTTTTATTACACAGTTCGTACCACCACAAACTGCAATTGCCATGGCATGTGGATTGATAAACTTACAATTATCAATATAGTATTGATCAGGGTCTAAAGAAGGCCAAAAGCGAACAACATGAGGTGTGTCTGTAGCACTATTTCCTGTTGGTGCTTTCCAAAACATCACTGCACATTTGAAATATACTGCTTCTTGTGGAAGTAAATATGATTCAAGTGACATTTGATGTTCATTGTGTTCAATAAGTTCTTTGTCAGCATTATACCACCATGTTTCATACCACCAACCTGCAGAACCTTGACGGGTAGCAGTTCCCATCTGTCCAAGTTTGTAATATTTCATATGGGTATATTTTGTGATATGGTCAGAATATTCATATCCCAATTTCAAAAAGTCAGATGTACTGTACCATGCCCCTGTTTCATCAGTTTCCAAAACTGTACCATCAGCAGACCATTTTCCTGCTACAAAGTCACTATACCGCATGCAACCACGAACTGCGCCATCAGCAGATGTTCCTGACCACATACGGAAACCATTCTGACCAAAAATTATGTTATATCCGACAGTCCCTTCAAATCTTATGTTTTCAATGCGATTCTTTTTTCCACCTACCCATGGAAATGCAAATGAATATAAGTGTGTAGTATAATAATTTTCTGCATATTTATCACCATTCACATATCTTTCACCATAATAGTTAAGATTCTTGACTGTGGAATTACTACACTCATTTTCTACTTTGTTTCCACCATCCAAATTAGATGTACCAAATGAAAACATTGTGTAACTTGTACCTTCTGACATTATACATCTGTCATTATCCTGCACATAAAATGATGAACCATTGAAATCAATTGTGAAATCAGATGGAACAATGATGATAGGTATTGTATTTCCACTTTCATCTACACTTTCAAATGGTTTCACCTTATAATCTAACTTTGGAAAGACAACACCATTGTGTCCATTTCTCTTTGCTTCATAGATGGCATCCCTTATTGCTTTTAATACCTGCACTGGATTTGTTGATGTCAGTGCATTTATTCCTGATGAATAATTCTCAGGAATATAACAGTAGTTACTTGTATCCACTGTTTCTGCTTCCACCACATTGATTGATATAGTATTTGATATATCCACGTTTGCAATCTTAGCTGTGATGATTGCTGTTCCTGCTGATTTAGGAATCAGCACCCCATTATAGCACTCCAACACTTCTGAATTTGATGTGCTATATTCTACATTGTACAGATATTCTGCATCATTAATCTTGTATGGATAAGGGAATGCTTCAAGATTATAAACTTCTCCAACTTTCAGTTCTTCAATCGGATTTGTAAAATAAATTGCAGTAAACTTGGACATAGGATCTTTACAAACAGGGTTTTCAAAATCCACATTTGTGAATGTCACTGTTTCTTCATTCATTACAAAAGTTTGTTCCCCACTTTCTGTTGGTGTGTCTATTCTTTCAGGTATACCAAGCGACTTTGCTTGAAAAGCACTAGATGAACCTAATCCTGTCATACCTTGTGTGAATGCAACAGAATTTTTATAATCATCATATGTTACTTTCAGCACATCTTTTCTGATGATGTTGATTTCATCCAAGGACAATGCCCTGTTGTATATTAAAATTCGTTTGTATTTTGCACCTGTATGTCCTGAAACAACTGGTTTATAGAGATAAATAGAATGCAAATCCTTATAATCATTGGTGTATGGTGTATCATCAACTGCGGCATTATAAAAAGCACTACGAACAACACTTTTTACTGTATCAACAGCCAATGCAAAAAATACATTTTTAGGGTCTGACATCATCTTATAAGGCTTGGTCAATCTTGCATGCTTATAATTTCTAATTGTATCGTTTGTATTGAATGCAGGATAATATGGCAATGGGGATAATGTACAGCCTGTATCAGTAAATGCATGTTCACCATCTTTATCACTCCATCTTAATCCGTACATCATAGAACCATTTCCTGCCATGACAGAACCACTTGAAATTCCAGTACCACCTGAAAAGTCAGCTTCAAAAATAATGGTTCTATCGGTCAAAGTTTGTGCTTCTAAAATATCCGTACCTACCAAAGTACCATACTGTTTGGAATCACCAATAAAATAATCATCAACCACACGCAAATTAGAAAATTCAGTTCCTGTTACAGAATTGATGACTTTACCATCAAACACTTTTATATCTGAGACCAATCCATCTGTTGGAAGTTCATAAATTCTTGTAGCTGTGACAGCACCTGATTCATCAACAGAAACAGAATATTTATATCCATCAGCACCAACAACATATCCTGCACTGTTGATTTCTTCAATCACATCTGCTGACAGTTTTTCTTTTGTGATGGATTTATCAGCAACAGTTAAATTTGCAATTGTACCATCTGCAATCAATTCATTGATGACAGAAGTGACTTTTGCTTCAATGACTTCTGCTGTTGCACCTGTTTTCTGCAATTCTAAAATGTCAGCAATTACTTCATCAATTCTTTCATTAACAGCAGAATTGTTGCTTTCAATCCGTTGTCTTGCTTCAAGGTCAGTGCTTCCTGCTTTTCCATCAAAATAACACTGCTGAATAGCATCATGGATGCTTTGTTTTACATCCTTACCATAGACAGCATCAAGTATTTTTTTCAAATACTGTTCAATTAGACTTTCTGTCATAATTCAAAACCCCTTTCTTAATTTTGTTCAAGTGCTTGAACCCTTGCAGTCAATTCTTCAAATGTTTCTGTTTTTACATAATCTGTTGGAATGTCTTCTGTTTTTGCATATTCAGACAAGTCAACACCTGCAACAGCACTTTTTAGTTCTTCTTTGGTCGCATAATCTGACAGGTTGATTGTTTCTGATAATTTGTCCCATCCTGAATCAGTCCACACATAGTTTGCACCTGTGTCCAACAGATTCCAAACATCACCAACAGTTTTGTTGTACAAAGGAAGTGAATCATAGTTTGCAACACTTCCCTTCACATGATAAACAGAAGCAATCTTTGAATTGACTTCTTCCTGATATGCTTCAAAGGTTTCTGTTTTTACATAATCACCTTGAACCTTCACAATAACCTGTTCAATCTTTTCAACTGCACTGTTTGCCTGATCTGCACTTTCCTGTGCAGATTGGGATGCAGATTGAACTGATACAACAGCATTCTGAACAGATTTGGAACTGTTGACCTGCTTTTCTGTCAATGCTTTAAAAGTCACACCAAGAGTGAATTCTGTTTTGTCTGCATTGACCAAATCAATTGCAATCTTAGAACACAAGAAATATTTATCAACTTTGTGTGGTAAAGAAATGACCCTGACGAAGTCACCCAACTTGATTCTTTCTGTGTCCACGTTTACAAGATGAAGGTCAATTGCTTTCATGGTCAGTGAAACAGCCATTTCAATTCCATCTTTCAGGAATGCATTTCCCTTGGTCAGCAGGTTGTCAGCAATGGTCACATCATCCCATTTCTGAACCTTCCAAATCCTTCCGAACAAAGCAATTGCATCTGCATCTTCAATATAATCTTTTCCATTATTGACTGATGCAATGGTCAACCTTCCTGTGTTGTTTCCATCTGCATCCTGTTGTTCAGCACCCAAAGGAATCAGGACAGTGAACACTTCATCTGCACTGATATATTCAGATATATCAAGCATGTTCAGACCAAATTCAATCACCTGTGAACTTTTCTTTCCGTATTCCTGAACATAATCAAGATATCTTGTTCCATTTTGCAATCTTGGTTTTAAATAACCACCATGGGTGTCCACCAATTTTGCATTCAATTCATCAAGGGTGTTTGAATAGTCACTGTTTTCCCTGTTGATATAATTATTTGAATCAGTGACTGTGATTTCACCAATTGCAAACTGTTTCCAAGAATCCACCTGACTGTTGTGATTGTTCAGAAACTGTGTGAACAGTTCAGGAATGTCACCTTGGAATGTGTATGGTCTTTGTATAGAATCAAGAAGGAAAGACAGTTCACCTTCACAGTAAATGTCTTTCCTATTGTAAAAATCTTTTTCATCATGAAGCACCCTTCCCCTGAATACTTCTTCATCATCCTGCATGACTGTGATGATGGTTTTCAGTTTCTGAATGCTGTCATACATGACATTGTTTGGTGGAAGGATGAAAGTCAAAGAGCCTGCTTTGTTCAGTTCCACTGTTAGTTTTGGATTGATGACACCATAACCTTCATTTGCAAGGTTTGGGGAATATAATGCTTTACCATCTGCATAAATTGTGTACATTATAGCCTTCCCCCTCTGTAATCAATGGACACTGTCCCATCCCCTGTGAAATACAAAGTGTTTGTTCCATTTTTAATGATGATATTCAACACTCTGTCTGTTCCATCCACAAGATCATATGTTGTTCCATTGAATTTGACTTTCAAACCTGACCCATCATCTGACTTCACTATGAAAGAAGGGACAACCGATTTTCTTCTTCCTTCAATCGTAAAGTTCAGACTTCCATCAACCCTGATATTTCTGTAATCTCTGACAATTCCTGTTTCAAAATTGAATGAATCCCATTCCCAATCTTCCAAACTGCTGAACATTTCCAATTTGTAAGGTTCAACAGTTCCTTCAATTGTGATAGTGGAAGTCTTTTTATTAGACTTCCATTCATTCACTTTCAATCTTCCTATATAGTAATAGGTTGGGTCTTCATCAAGAATTATCCTCATATTTTGACCATGCAGAAAATCAAGGATTTCTGAATATATATTTGACCATCTGTTTCTTGCATCCAAAACATTGAATTCACAAGTGATGGTTCTATTTTCAAATTTGACATCCCCTGTCAGAGATTCAGTCAAGTCAATAATTCCATCTGATGCAGGAATATCAACATAGACTGTTTTTGGGGAAGGTGGACTGATGACAGGTCTTGATTTCAGAATCAGTCCCCAATCTTTATATGAATGTTTTGAACCAAATGTCACACCATTCATTATCAATTCCCCCTTCCTTTGTGATTCATAATCTTTCCAAGTTGTGTGTCCATTCTTGGTGTAAGTTCACCAACCAATGCACCTGTATCTGTCACCATCTGCATGTTTGCAAACTGTGGGAAATACTGACTGAACATATCAAACATCTTTCCAAACCAAGCATTAAGTGCATCAACAACATTGTTGTTCTGTGAATTCATTACTTCACCAATATCATTCATCAGGTTCTGTCTTCCATACATGATTTCATCACCTGCTTCACCTGCGCCTTTTGCAGTGCCTGTAACAGGATTGACATCAAACAATGTCGGTTGCGTGAACATGAAAGGATCATCCATAGCTTTCTTGTACCAACTAATTCCAAAGGATGGAACTGATGGTGGTGTTAAACTGAATTTTCCATTAATCGATATATGTGGAAGTTTCAATTTTGGTAGTGACCAACTGAAATGCATGAATGATTTAATTTTATTGATTGCACCTGAAACAATAGATTTACATCCATTCCAAATGCTTGTGAATGAAGATTTAATTCCATTCAATACACCTGTCACAGTTGATCTTGCACCATTCATTCCACTTGAAATAGTGGACTTAATGCCATTTATAACTGAAGACACAGTTGATTTGATTCCATTCCAAACGCTGCTGAACACAGATTTGATTGAATTCAAGATATTTGTGATTGTTGATTTTATTGCATTAAAGACAGATGAAATCACTGACTTTATTGCATTAATGACTGTTGTCACAACAGATTTGATTGCATTCCAAATCGTAGAAAATACAGATTTGATTGCATTCAGTGCTGTGCTGATGAATGACTTAATCGCATTCAATACAGTTTCAATTAATGATTTCAGGTCATTCCATACTGCCTGAACAATTCCCTTGATTGCATTCCATATTGCTATAAATACTGTTTTTATTACATTCAGACCAAGCTGAATGATAGATTTCATAAGTTCAATACCTACTGAAATCAAATTCTTTATTGCATCCCACACTGTTGACACAATGTTTTTGATACCATCCCACACACCTGACCAATCACCTTTGATTAATGCTGTCACTGTTTGAATGACTGCCTGAATAATCTTCAGTGCTGAATCAATAAATGTGCTGATGAAATTGAATGCATTTGTTACTACATTGATGATGTCCTGACCCCAAGCATCCCAAGCCTGTTTGACAAGCTGAATGAATGCTGAAATCAATTCTTTCACAGATTCAATAACAGAACTGATTGTATCTTTGATGGTTGCCCATGCTGACTGAACAGTGTTCCTGAAATCCTCATTGGTATTGTATAATGCAATAAATATTGCAATCAGTGCTGTGATTGCAACAATAGCAATACCAATAGGACTTGTGATTGCACCTAGGACACCTGACATACCACTTAGTGAACCTGATAATCCTGATATGATTGATTTTGCTTCATTTATATTCCTAATAAGTGAACCAATTCCACTGATGATTTTTCCACCAATAATCAAAACAGGTGAAGCAACTGCACCAATTCCCATTGCTGTTGCAATCATGGTTTTGGTATGTTCATCAAGACCACTGAACC